GATTTCACCAGATATTTTTATATTATGAGTATTAACGATCTGGCTATGCATCTGTTCACGATCTCGACGTTTGAAGCTTAGCATATCATCAATAGACAAAAACTTTTCATCCTCTGGCCTGTTGTACCATTGAGACGAAACCGCGCTATTTCCGATCCCATGTTGTAAAGCTGACGTTTTATAAGCTTCCGTTACGGGCTGATCGTCGTGTCTCACTTTGTGGCCGTCTTTTGCCATAATCCCATTCTGTGGGGTTCCGTCAATCGTTGCATAATCGTTTATGTTAAAGTCAGGTTGAAAAATTGGGGTTTTTTCGTTAGTCATTGTGTTAATCTCCGTAAAAGTTAAAAGCGGGCGGATTTGCCCGCCCGTCTTATATCTCATATTTTCGCATATATAGCAAGGTAATATTTTAAAAAAGTTAAAGCTTGCCAATATCACCGGCTATATGATGCCGGACAACGGCGCGGGGATTTATCTTTTTCATAAAGTCCCGCAATATTTCCGCGTCCGTTTTAGTTTGGTTTTGGTCGGCTGTATGTTTCCAATGTAAGGCAACATTGCCACCGGCGGCATAACATCCCCCGCGCTCATCTTTTTCTATCTTGTTTTTGCTTGCCCCGTGTCCGGTAAATCCGACGATAAAATCACGGTTTAATCTAGCACATAAGGGGCCGTCCTTCCCGCCGCAGTTTTCACAAGTTACATAATCAAGATATTCAGCCGGACATCTCACAATTCGCGCCCGCTGATCTGGAATATCTGATCGTTCTATTGTTGCGTGTTTTCCATTTTTCCAAAATGATTTTTTAACTACTGTAACCACTGGTGATAACCTGTTAATAAGAACCGCGGCGGCTTCCGCTATTGTATCCGCCGAATAATTTATTGTAGTTTTATCCTTCCTTAGTTTATGTCCCCAAAAAATAGGGTGAAAATGAGAATACGCCATACTATAACCGCGACGCGGTTTGGCATCTAATAAGGCGTCCAAGTATTCATGATCTATTTCAGTTTGGCCGCAACCGCGGCCGCTATCATTTAATTTGCAATCAGCCGGACAAGTGTCAAACTTGTTTTCTTTGCCCGCCCTATATGTAACCGCGCATCCGGCCGTCTTTTTTGCTGTCGATCTTTCAACTGTTTTTAACATTTTATAATTCCCCGTATATAAGATTTATCCCATACATATAGTAAAAAGGGGCGATTGTCAAACCGCCCCTAATTTTAGGTTACATATAAACCTCATTAATCTGATACCTCAGATTTTTAAATTGCTTACCATAAACGTAAGCATGAGAGGTTGCCTTTAACCAACCTAGATCTATCGGTTCAGAAGTAGAAGACTGCTCTATAATAAGAGAGGGATACCATTTTTCCCAATCCCACGGGTCGATGATTTTTTTTGCGTCTCGCGCAATTTGACGATCCCTCTTTTTAAGATCATCGATGTGAGCAACCTCAACGCGATAATATAAAGATTTGTTTTCCATGAAAGCCTCCAAAGCTAAAAGTTAAAATTTTTACGTCTTTTTATTTTAAGGGGCGATTGTCAAACCGCCCCTTTTTTTAAAGCGAGGGGAATTTATAGGAAAGTTTATTTTCATAGTAAGTTTTCATTTTTAGAAAACGATTATGAAAAGCTTTCCCGCCTCGTTTTATAGTAGGCTCGTCTTCATAGTGGCCTTCACGATAATCAATTTGAGCGCGGTTATCGCAATCACAAAGGAATATATGATAGACATCTACATCAACCAAAGTAGAGGCTTTAATTAACTGAATATTATCCAGAAAAGTTAGATACCTCTGTCGGAGTTCTTCTGGTTCAATTCCCTCAGAACACTCTTCAAACATTTCTAACTCACTATAGAAATAATTGCTGTTCCATTTGAAATTAAAACCAAAAGGAATTTGTTTTAGTTCAGACTGTTCCATAAGAACACCTCCCGTAAAAAGATTAACAATGAGAAAAAGCCTTAAAAGTAATTAAATTACCTCATATCCTATTATAACATATTATCCCATACTTGTCAAGTTAATATTTTTGAAAAGTTATATTACTTTTTTCAAAAGTTAAATATCTTATAGAAAAAACCCCGCAAAATGCGGGGCTGTAGTTTATCTTCGTTTTCGTCTTTTTGGTTTTGTGGATCTTCTGCTTAACTCGTCATAATCTTTTCCGTAAAGCAAGCGTCCTATTAATTGAAATAAAAACATCAAATCTCCTCTAAAGTGGGTTTTCTTCTGAGTGCATCTCTACATAAATTCTTTTTTCGTTTAGCTCGTTATATGTAGTGACAGTAATCTCGTGATGATTCCCTGCTCCATAGGCCATAGTGTCATTCCAATACATACCTTCACGCAAACCATCAGAATTATGCTCATCCTGACCATACCAATCCCTAGCAATTTGTTCAAAAATATCTATAGGGTCTTTTGATGTAGAAAAAAGTATTGATTCCTCTACCTCAAACTCACCATATTGCTCCCGAATTTTTCCAATGTAATATTTCATTATTCATCCTCCTCAACATCACTAATAATAAAATCTTTTGATTTGTCATAACCAACATCCATTCTAAAATCATCCAGAGCTTCTGAACAGGCCAATTCTTCGTTATCAGCCTCAACCTCATAAGTGTATTCTAGTATGTCGTGCGGTGTAAAAGTTACCTTAAATATAGCCATCAAATTACACTCCGTTTGCTCTACGAATTTTTTCGACTACATAGTCATAATCTTCAATGACCGCATAGCCGTTAACATTCGCACCTTCGATTTCGGTTTCCCCATCATAATTTTTTCGTATTTGCGAATGAACCTCAAAAGATCGGTCACAAAAATACAACCTGTCCCCGTTTAATAGGGTTAATTCCAGTTCAATAAACCTAGACATATTTTTTTGCATCGTTTTACTCCCGTAGTTTGTGAACGATATCTCATATATATAGGATTATGTCAAGCAAATCAAGTTTAAAATGACTTCCCAATTAAATTTACCCTTCTGGTGATGAATAGGCTCTACAGATTGTAACCCTTCCATCTTTAAATCTACTGCGGCACTAGCCGGAAACAAAAATAATTCTGGCTCATCCATAGGCTTATTTTGTTTTTTAATTAAAATCCAACTGGGGCTATGATTATGTCGAGATAGCCATGCAACTTGGGACGGCTGTAAGGTAACATTGTTACTGGTCAAAAACTTTAGTTCTACAAAATGGAAGACCCCTTTCTCATCGCAAATCAGCAAGTCAGGGATACCGGCTCCAATGGAGTTTTCAATCCTCGTCAGTAATAAGTTCCGGTTCGATCTCTGTATCGCTTCCTTCATCTGCTTGTAAAAGCCGGCCTCTCGCTTTATCGCGATTGGAGGCATTTTCATTTTTCGGGGTAACATTGACTGTGATCGGGGCATAGCTGTTTTTAATCTCCTCAAGTGCTTTCAAAACATCTTCTTTATTCATGCTGTCTATAGACCCGTGTCTTATCTCTGATTTATTAACGTAAATATCCCCTTGTGCTTGTCCTCTGCGATATTCAGCTTGGACTGCGGCAGAGTAAGCTCCATTCTGTAATGCAATATCTCTTATGTTCTGCAAATCTCTTATGTGCCTATGAAAGTTTATGCCATACTTTTCGTCCAGTTCTCTGCGATAAGATTGAATAGCGGCAACAACATGGGGGGAAAGGTGGGGATTTGTTAACTCATAGGCTCTGGAGTGCGCGGAGTTAACAGCATATCCGGCGTTTATCGCGGCTTCTCTCAAAGTTATCTGGCCGTCTTTACTCACAAGCTCTTTAACAAAAAGCTCTTGTTTACGGGTAAGAGGCTGTAATGCTGTTGCCGGTGGCCTTCCCCGTGTTTCTTTTCTTTTGCCGTCAGACTTGGCGGCTACTTTTCTTGGCATACTTATTCCTCAGTTAAAAAGATGTACTCCCATACTTTATAACCAGATCTTGTATATAGGGTCAAAATTATTTTTTTTATTTTTTTGCTTTTTTGGCACACTAAGGCGTTTTTCTTATTTGTTACATTTTAATAATTATTTGTGTAACACTTTATGTAACACCTAAAACCCTTACTGTATAAGCATTACAACTACCTGTTACACCGGTTACACCTGTTACGGGTATATTTTACCAAAAAATATTTTTTCTTTTTTTTGACTCTATATACAGTATTTGTGTTTTAACAAAAAAACCCCCGCCGTTAAGCGAGGGTAATTTCTTTAGAAAACCTTAGTTTTGCTACATGGTCTTTTCTTCGGCTCTTTACATAATGGTCCAAACGGTAGCCCGCTTCCTTTATGTATCTCCCGTCCTCTGTCTCTTGAATATATGTCCACAACTTTTTTATATTAGAATATTTTTGTTGAACATAAAACTCAGCTACTCTGAGAAAATAACTAGGAACTTTGTAAGAGCTTATAGCGTTACCTTGTGCAAAGGACCGTGATCCGTCGATATTGCTAACCAGTACTGGAATAGTGCGAAGCGACATTTCGTTCTTATGCACTTTGTCATTATAGTATCGACGTAGTTTATGAAAGATTGTATTTGGTTTAAAACAAACTCTCCTTACTTCCAGTATTAGTTTTCTATCTGGGCCCGTGGGCCGTCCACAAGGATTACCGACTATAGCTACACCCACCATTTCTTTTTTTCCAAGGCCCGCCTCTGTATAACGTATGTATTCAAACAGGCCGTAACAGAAATTAATATGTAGGTCCGGTAATGGTTTATTATGTCGGTGCCAAATGTTGACTGCGCTATTGGCGCAGTCGTTTGTTATTGGTTCTATCAGTAACATGATAGGTTCCTCCGTAAAAGATTAACAATGTCAAACAGCCGTGAGATAATTTCCCACTATACTTGACATTATACCATATAATCCCATACTTGTCAATGCGACATATTGTCGCACCCTATCTTAACTTTTCCAAACAATAAAGATTGTCATCATAACAAAATACAAAAAACATATTATATAAACATCTGTCATCTATATCTCCCATATTTTTTTCTTTGGTTTTCAAGTGTATTTTTCAGACCCGTGCGCCGCGGATTGCCTCCACTCCTTTTTGGCTTAAAATTAATGGTTTTATCACGGATTTCCTCAAGTTCTTTTTTAAATTCTTCTAGGGTCAATGTTGTGTTTCCTGATTTTCTTCATATTCTGCGGCTAGTTTTGCACCGGCGGCCATTGAGGACGTTATCATACCGATAGCTGTTGAGGTATCTGGTGCGCTAACAATTAGTCTACATTAGGGTAGTTAGCATTCCTCCAAACACGACACCGGCTTCGTAGTCATCTGCCATAAATTCATCTAACAGAAGTTCTAGGGCTTCACCGGCTGTTTCAAAGTCTTTTTGATATTTCATCCTCGTTGTATCCTTATCCAAGCGGCCTGTATTTCGGCGGACTTAGCGACGGCTTCGGGGCTAAAGTCGCCTTGTCGAGCCACTCTTGAAGCATCTAGCATAACAGAAGTATTGACAATGCCCAAGGCTTCTTGCCAATCCATGAGTTTAGCGCGTTCTAGAATTAGTTCTTGTTTATTCATTGTCCGCATCCTTTGTATAAATACAGACAACGTCATTGCTGTATCCCTCTGGTTTACCAAAGTGATAGCCCCATCTAAGATTTAAATTATTTAACTCTTCCCGCAAACGCTTCTTGCCATGCACCTTAAATATTGCATTAGCGTCTACGAGAATATAGCCTTCGCCCTCTTCAACCAAGTATACTTGGTCTGTGCCAAAAGAATATTCTAATAGAACAAGTGTAGCATCACAGGTAAACTCATCATAATCACCAATCGGTTTCATTGGATCGTAGTTAACATCACCAAGCATTATTCATCCTCCTCTTCTTCTTCTATGTCTACGACAAAGGCTATTCTAACTATTCCTTCATCTTCGCTTGCAACAAACCAAGCGTCATTTCCTTCTTTATTAGGAAAAATCATTTCCAAGGTTTGCAATAAATCATATCGTGTCATTGCGTCCTCCTTACATACATTGAAATATCATCATCACACATATCCACCCAATGTTGCGGGCAAGGCCATACTTTAGCCAAGAGCCGTGCATCGTGGTGTATGTCATACAGCTTAATAGCCGCTTCCCTTTCAGATAGCTCACCATCTTCATGGATACATTCTGGGGATAGTGAGCTACAGATTTCTTGCCAAAGCCCATCTGCTTGGTCTTCATGTTTTGGAAACGCTTGTAATAAGTATTTAAATTTAATCATTAGAGTTCTCCTCCGCAAATGCCCGCAACATCTGTTGGTGAGGCATATAGCTTGTTATCTCCCAAACATATCCGTTAATTTTCTTTTCGTACCTTTTCTCATGTGTATGAACTGTTAAATCATTAAGTCTGTATGCATCATATGTAATGTCATAATAATGTTCGCATGATGGATAGTTCTTCATTACTTCTGGAGAAGTTGTGTGCTCAAACAATGGTATCAGCCTTATCTCACCACCATCCTTGTTCTTGTTAGCCGCTACAAACGCTGAAGCAAATTCGTCAGCCTCGAACCTCGGAAGCTTCCAAGCAAATTCTTTTGCCGCTTCGATATAACTTGCCGCGTCTTCTGAAGAATTGTCAGAGTGCTTATAAACAGCACATATATTTGTGGTGCCTCTATCATTTCTAAAAGTTTCCTTAAAAAAATAAACTGCATTCGTGCTCATTGAATCTCCTCCGCTTTCATATCACAATCAATAACATGGTCATTCCATATATATTCATTAGTAGCTAAGTTCTTTGCTTCTTCTGGGCTGTCCGCTTCAATATCTTTGATTACATGGTAGACGTTGATATAAACTTTATATTTTCCCAAGTT